CGCGGTGGGTGGGGGGCTAAAGATTCGGACCCCCCTACCAGGCGAGCGTCGTCACGCCTTGGCGCATCGCGTTGCCCCGCTTGGCTGCTTCGCTTTCGTTGCAGCGTGCGTGCCCTGGCCCGATGATGCGTGTCCCGCTAGGGTCGTGGCAGACGTGCCAGTCGTCTGGGCCCGAGCCGGGTGGGATCTCGCGTGAGTCCATTAGGCAGACGGGCTCAGCGCACAAGCCTTGTCCTGCGTCGATGGCGTGTTGCAGTTGGACTCGCACCTTGCGGTGCGTGTAGTCGTACTTCGCCACATCGCCCCCCTGACAGCCGCGCTTAGCGGGGCCTTCGCATGGTTCAGGACCATCTCAGTAGGGAGTCAAGCACGTCAAGATTCTTGATGTCAAGAGACCTGGCCTCATCGGCGTGTCATGACCTCATCCTCTCAGCCAGCCTCCGTAGTCCACCCTCATCCAGCGGTCGCCCGAAGCGCCGCTTCCACCCCTGCCGCTCCCACGTTCCGGGCGAGATGACGTGTGAGGCGTCCATGTCGCATTCTAGGTCCGGCATGACCCCGGCCCCGACCTTGGCCCACAGTGTGCCCTCGCAGGCACACGGACGCCCCAAGTCGTCGGTGGTGTGTACGGTGCAGCCAGTGACGACCACCCACCGCGGTGGGTCGAGCGCCTTGAACGTGGCCCGCTCAGCACGGGCCAGGTCGTCGGCAATCTCCAGCGCCGTTTCCTCGGCCGTGACCGCGGTCAGGTGTGGGACCTGCCAGCGCAGCATCCAGCGCGCCAGATGCTCAGTCGTTGGGTTGCGGGGCAGTCGGAAGTCTTTGCTGGCATCGTCGCAGTCCTCCCGGATGACCTGTGCCGCGAACCACACGACCTCCCGGCATTGCTTCATGGCGCGGGATACTGACTCGTTGAGCGGGGTGCCGACGACCTTCGCACCTCGCTTCTGGCGACCCATCTCGCGCGGACCTACCTCGCTGGACGACAGCGCATCGGTGAGGTCGTTCCAGCGGTCGGCGATCCGTTCGAGGTCGCGCCGGAACCTCTCAACGCACGTCGCGCACAGGTGCGCCCCGTCGGTGATTGGTTGTCCGCATCGGCACGTCTTGTGGCCGCTCACGTGTCGTCCCTTCTCGCGGGCTTCGGCAGGCGAGCAAATGGCCCCGACTCCATGAGTGCGCACGCAAGGGTGGCGCTGAACACCGCCGCGCCGACCACGACCCCGGTCGATGCCCAGCGGTCGTCCTCGCCTCCCCAGATCCAGATGAGCGAGGTCGCTAGGGTGAATGCCCAGCCGAGCCCGATGGCCCAGCGTGCAGCGAGGATGAGGGATCGGTTCATGGGAGCACGTTCTTTCGTCCGGCGCGGACGCACAGCGCGCAATGGTCGTGACGGCAACCTTCGCCGCACCGGTTGAGGGTGCAGGCACGGTCGCAGTGGGGGCACATGAGGCCGATGCCGCTGGGCCAGGGGGTGAGTTTGGTGCCGCATAGGTGGCAGGCGGTCGTGGTGGTCATGGTGTGGCCTCCCGCCACTCGGGCTCGACGAGACGGGCGGCGATGATGGTGGTGAGGTGTTCACGGATGGTGTCGGCGGTGGTGGGTTCGTCGCTCATCCCAGGGCCTCCCGCCACCACTCGCGCCACTGGGGTCGGAACAGGGTGCACGCGCACCTATACCCGCCGATCGCGAAGTGGCAGCCGTCCGATTTGTGCTTCCCGCGGTAGTGGCCACAGCGGCACCATTCCGCCTGTTGCTCGATCAGCCGCCCGCCCTCGACGAGTGCCGCGATGACGGCATCCTGCGTGGCCGGATCCCGGGTGATGGCATCGAAGATCAGTTCCGCGGCATAGCGAGCACGGTCACGCTCGGCGGACAACCCGTCCGGATCGACGTGTTGCTGGGCGCGCTCCTGCATGGCCTCGATCCACGCCAACCGCAGGGCCGGAGTGAAGGAGAGCAAGCGGGCCCATGTCTGCGCCGGAGTAGCCCAAACCCCAGGCTCATTGGGCGTCTCGTCAGCGCCCTCACGCATCCGCTCGACCTCGGCCCTCAGCGCCTCCCGCTCGGCCAATAGGAGCGGGACAGCGGTCCGAGCGGAAGCGATGAACACGGCGTCCGGCTCGCTCGGCATGACGTTTACGTGACAGACCCGAGTCCCGCACTCCGAGCAATCTGGGCGAGGGTGCCCGTCCTCACCACACACGAGCCCGGCCATCGGAGCGCCGATGCTTCCGTCCAGGTCAACAACCCACGGACCCTCGGTCGCCTCGGCCGCTAGGCGCGCCCACTCAGCCGCCTCCGCATCCGACACGGCATCTTGCGCGGGCGAGACAGGGCGAACGTCCGACTCCTCCTCCTCCGCCCATCCACTCGCCTCATCGCACGTGCCAGCGTGGCCTTCTTCGGCCGCGCAGATGCCGCGCCCGCAGTGGATCATCGGGTCGGCGGTCATGCCGTCACGTCATCGGATTCGGCAGCCTTGAGCAGCGGGTGAGCGGAGGCGTAGTCGCGCTCGATTCCAGCCCGAGCGCGGGCGGCCAGTGCGTCGGCCAACTCGGACCGAGCCCGTATGACTCGCTCCTGGGCCCGCTCGACCTTCCGCTGTGCGGTGTCGAGCGCGGCTTGTGCCATCTCGGTGGGTGTGCGTCTGGTGCTCATGGTGTCCTCTCGGGTTGTGCCGCTCATCGCGGCGTGGGTGGTCATGCACTCGCGGCGCGCAGTCGGGCACGCCTGGCTCGGGTTGCACGGGTGGCCCGGCATTGCGGACAGGACTGGTCGATCGGGACGCGGGTCCCACAGGCGACACATGTCGCGGTCACGGGCTCGGTTGCTTCGCGGGTCGCCGTGAACAGCCGGCCTTGCCCCTCCACAGTCAGGGCCGGACGCTCGGGGTGGTGGGTGGTGAACCGCTCGACGGTGAGCGCGTCGAGCAGCGCTTGGCGTGCCTCGGCGGGGGTCATCGCACGCCCCCGAACCGCGCCTCAAGCCGCCTCAGCCGCTCCCACGCCGCCGCAAGCTCTGCGATCTGCGCATCGGTCGGCATCCGCCTGGACAGTGGCGTGTTGACGACCGCCCCGTCTGCTCGGGACGGCGGGTTGAGTTGCGATATCCGCCGCCGCAGGGTGGCCATCTCGGCATCAGCCTTGGGGCGCATCCGCTCGGTCTCTGCGGTCATCCGGTCACGCTGCGCGGCTGCCCGTTGCGTCTGTGCGGCGATGCGTCGGCGCGCCACGGTGGCGTGGCGGGGGCACAGGTGCGGGGTCGTCGGGTCCTCGGTGGCGGCGCATACCCGGTCGGCCGAGTCCATCCATGCCCAGCAGGTCCCAGGCGGGTAGTGGTCGCTCACGGCTAGGGCGAGGTGAAGGTTCATGCGCCCCTCCTCTCAGCTGCCCGCGCGGCCTTGACGGCGGGCTCGACGTACTTGGCTGCCGACCGCAGCGCCTCGCGGACGGCGGCGACCCCGGCTTGGTGGTCGACCTCGCCGCGATTGGCCTCCTCGCAGGCGGGGCAGCGGGCGGCGGGGTGCTCGGGGTGGTCGCCGCAGCGGGTGACGACGACGCTCACGGTCGCGGCCTGGGCGCGCGATGCGTTCCACCACGGTCCGGCCTCAAGCATCCGCTTCGGGGTGTCCGTCGCGGGGTCGGTGGCGACCCACGCGAGGGCGATAGCCGCCTCACGATACGTGCGGCGGGTGAGCTCGTTCACGATGAACGTCACTAGGCTCTTGACGGGCCAGTCAGGGCGCAGGGAGTTGGCCATGGCGGCGAGCCGCTCGGTCTCGTCTCGGCTGATCATGAGTTCTCTCCAATCCCAAGGCTCGCAGCGGCAGGCGAGCGGCCTTCGGGAGCAGTCGCGGGCGCGTCACTTACTGGACGATTTGGATTTGGTGATCCACCAACAGATGAAGGTGAGATGACACCGTTCGGGTCGGGTACGGGTCGGGTCGGGTCGGGTACGGGACGGGGGGCTGTGACAGGGGGCGTGACAAACGCGTGACTAACGCGTATGTCACGGTGTGACACCTCCGTGACGGCCGCCTGCGGTCGCCCCTTCCGGTAGCGCTCTTGGCGCTCTCGGTCGGCTGCCCTCTTGGCCACTAGGGACGCGTGCGATGGGTTGTAGTCAAGGAAGTCGTGGATCAACCAGCCGTCCTTGACTGGCTCCCACAGGCCCGCAGAGACGAGTGCGTCGATGTGCTTACGCAGGCGTTGGCCGTGTTCCATGTCCGCCAGGTCGGATTCGGTCACGAGCCCGTCCGTCTCGTCCTTAGCGCAGGCGCACATGGCGGTGTGGTGCAGTCGGTATGCCGCGTCGGTGAGGCGTCGAATCTTGCGGTGCTCCGGGAACCGGTCGTCTGTCTTGAGCCACGTCACGTCAGCCGTCCGACCTCGGCGTCCGGCACTGGTGGCCGGGTGGCCAGGGGTTGTCTGGGCCGCAGTGGTGATCCGCCCAGCAGTCGAAGTGCATCCGGTTGCGGTCACTGGCCTTCTTGGTGAGCCGCGTTCCGCAGCACTCGCATTGCCCGTAGACGAGTCGTTCCGGGTCCGTTTCAGGTACCGTGGTCTCAGCCACGATTCCCCCTTCCTCTAGATGGGGTTGAGTCGCGGTCAGGCCCCGGCTGGTGAGGTACCAACTCACCGGTTGGGGCCGTTTCGTGCTCGCTCCCATTCTCCCACATCTGGCCCATCTCCGCACCTTCCGACCCTCGCGAAACGCCCTGCGCCGCAACTAGATTGCGCATCACGACGCACCCCTCCACACCGGTCGAGCGGAGTTGTTCTGGTTGACGTCGTGCCCCAGGTAGGGCGCGAGCCCGCAGGCTTCGAGGACGTCGAGGCAGTCGGGGCCGAGTCGGTCGGCGATGGTGAGCGCTGCGGCGCGCCTGGTTGCGGCGTGGCGGCGTGAGTCGCGGACTGCGGCGACGTGGAGCATCTCGTCTACGGCGCGGCCCCCGGCTCCCCAGCTCATGACGCCTCGCCGCCGTTCGCGAGTTCCAGCAGCACATCGGCGTGGCATGGGGACGACAGCGGGCACCAGCACGCGAGGTCTTTGCCCGCCAGTTCGGAGCGGATGGCGTCGGCACTCTGCTCGGCGCGGGCACGGTAGGCGGCGACCGCACCCTCACCGAGGTATGGGTTGCCCCACTTGGTCGGACGCCCGACGTAGACCGCACCTTCTGGCATCCGCCAGCCATCGGTGCGCTTGCGCTGGATTCGCTGGGGGCTCATGCCTCACCGCCCGGGTATCCGTCGTGCAGCTGACCGTCAAGGAGTCGGCCAGCGCGGGCCTTCCCGACGCGCCACACGGGCGGCTGGTCGTCGCCAAGGTGGCGCCACGACACGGCGGGGAGGGTGATGTCCTCGGGTGCCTGCTCCTCGGTGACCAGGTCGCCCCACTGCTTGAACAGGAAGGGGACGCCAGCGTCACGGCACTGGTCGCGCAGGGACCGCGCCCAGTCAGGGTGCATGGGGCGCGCGCCAGGGCCGGACTCGCCGCCAGCGACCACCCAATCGACCGCAGATGGGCGGCTCTCCGGCCCGCTCGTGCCCATGACGCCCATGCCGGTCGCGTCCAGGTCCACCGGCCCGAGCAGCGGCTCGCACGACAGCCACCTGACGGCGGCGGGCGTGTCGAGCAGGATCGGGATCCGCTGGTCGGCCGCCTTCCGGTCTTCGACGGTGACGCCAAGCCAGACGTTGGGCAGGGGGAAGGTGACGTCGTAGTCAGAGATGCGCTGCTCGAGCAGCATCATCCCCAGGGTGTCGCCAAGGAGGTCGGCGAATGCGCCGCTCGTCAGCAGCGCCCGCATCCGGGCGGGCCTCTTGGTCAGCAGCTGATAGGTGACCTCTGGCGTGAGTGCCATGACCGCGAACACGCGGGCGATGTACTCGTCCGGCACGTCGTCGTGGAACAGGTCGGCCATCGAGCAGACGAACACCCTCTTGCCGCGCCATGACCGCTTCCGTAGCGGCCAGTCGAGCCGGTCAGGGTGCAGGCGGACGCCGGTCGTTGCGCCGATGGCGTGGGAGCGTATGCCGTCCCGGTCGCGGAAGTGGCGTCCCTCGATGCGGAACGGTGGAGCCCAGTCGATGTAGCAGTTGACGCATCCAGGGGAGACGCGCGTGCAGCCCGTGACCGGTGACCAGGTGGCGTCGGTCCACTCGATGCGTGTCGTGTCGCCCATGGTCACCACGCCCTGTCGGTGTCGTCGAGATCGACGGGCGCAGTGAGCGCACGCCACGCGCGGGCCAGGAGGCCCAGGAGGCGGTTCATGAGGCACCGCCCGCCATGACGACATCCCAGATTGCGGCGACCGTGCGTGCGTCGCCCATCGCGGTGTGCTCGTCACCGTCCGGCACCGTGACGCCGACCGCCTCAGCGCACGCCCTCAGGCCGCCGACCGGCCGACCGAAGTGGCCCGCGACGATGGATTCGATGCAGTAGAGCCGGTGATGCCACGACGGGAGGTAGCCGTTGGATCGCAGCATCCGCGCGAAGATCTCGGCGTCGAACGACGGGATCGCGCCGACGAGGTGAGCGCCGAACGTCCAGCGCATGACCTCTTTCGCCGCGTCATGTTGGGTGAGGACGTTGACCGAATCGGGCAGCGCCTTGAGACCGGCCATCTTGCGGCCCGAGGGGTGCCGGTCCCAGAACCGGCCGATCTGGAGCGCGTCCGGGTTGCTGTCGCGGATGTCGAGCGAGACGAAGAAGTGGGTCTCGGTCTGTCCGAGGTGGTCGCGGCGGATGAGCGCGATCTCCCACGCTCGTCGCTGTGGCCCGAGTCCGTCCGTCTCGGCGTCGATGAAGACAAGTGGCGTGGTCATGCTGACTCATCGCCAACGGGAAGGGTGCCCTCAGCGAACATATCTGCCCCGACGTGCGGGGTCTGCTCGGCAGGGACCTCGACGTGCTCGCTCACGTACTCGGGAGCGACAGTGGGCGTCACGTCCACGCGCACCGTGTCGTCAACCGCTAGGGCCACAGCGAGATCGGTGCCCTGCGGCATGAACTTGGACAGTTGGCGCAGACACGTCTTGTGCGCCATGCCCTCGAACGAGTCCCGCCACGGGCCGACGAGCGTCCCGTCCTTGCGCTTGGCCATAGCGAAGCGGTCCCGGTAGACCTCCATTTCGGCGTGCGTCATGTGGTAGAACATCGCCTCGCCAGATCCCTTGAGCTTTACGGTGGCGTAGTAGCCGACCGGCTCTCCCCGGTCGCCCGTCGCAGGACGGTGCGTCAGGTGCTCGTCGAGTCCGTAGGACAGGTCGAAGTGATCGTTCGCGCGGACGGTCCGGGCGGTGATCTTTGCGATCTCACCCGATCGGTAGGCCAGCGAGACGAGCCCCTTGTAGCCGATGATGAGTTGCGCCTTGTGCATCCCGGTGCGCTCCCGGCCGTTATCGTCGACCCACTTGGCGCGCGAGTCCCAGAACGGCAGCAGCCACCCATGCCCGAGCACGCCGACGCGCAACCCGAGTTGAGCCATTGTCATGGCCCCACCGAGGACCGAGCGTGGCTCGCATTTGAGCAGGTCGGGGTTCTGGCTGATAGCCGTGAGCACGTCGCGGACGACCTGCCGCGCCTCCATGCCGCGCGGCGCGGCAAGCGCGAACTCGTGCTCCATGCGCACCACCTGTTCGCGCAGGCTCGGAGGGCGCTGCTGTTCGGACGGGAGGGAGACGGCAGTCGGCTGGATGGTCATGCTGTGGCTCCTATTGGCTCTAGCGCGTAGTCGGCGCGGGCTGAGATCGTGTGCACGATGGGGGCATATCCGGGCCACTCGTCGCTGGTTCGGCAATCGAGGTAGAGGCGGCGGGCGACGCGATGGCGTTGAGCGCCGACGTCGCGCAGGTCGTCGTCCATCTCGCACACAGACACGAGGTAGGGTGCGGTCTTCTCTTGGACGATGAACAGGAAGGCGTGGCCCGGCTCTACCAGGGTGTCGGCAGCCTCGCGGTAGCAGACGTCCTGCATGTGGTAGCCGTAGTCCCTTGCCTCCCAACCGAATCGGGCGGGGTTGGCCGAGCGGCCGGTCGTCTTGTAGTCAACGATGCAGGGGCGGCCGCCTGGCAGTTTGGTCATCCAGTCCATCCGGGCGCGCATCATCACGGACGTCTCAGGATCACGCCAGAAGTAGGACGCTTCGGCTTCGCCGTCCTTGAGCAGCAGGCGTACGATTGGGTGCTCCCGCAATGCCTCGGCCATGTCGGCGATGACGGTCACGTCCTCGGGCTTGAGAACCGTCAGGCCGGCCTCCTGAGACTTGGCGATGAACTCCTTAGCGTCTGTCGTTGACCACGCCCCGTTCTTCGCGCAGAGCTCGGGCGGGACGGTGACCACCAGTGCCCCGGTCCCGAGAACTTCGGCATGGGCAGCCCTGCCGAAGTCGAATGCTCGTTTGGTCGTCGGGTTGTCCATCGCCCACCGAAAGCGGGCTGGTGACTCAAGGATGAGTTTCGCGCCCGAGTTGGACAGACTGCCTTCTGCGGTCGGGTCCGCGTGGTAGCGGTCCTCGGGCATCCCACGGTAGACGCCGGGACCCGTCACGGTGCTCATGCCGCTCCCCTCCGCGCTGCACGGGCTGCCCGCTCATCCGCGAGTGCTGCCTCTAGGGCGGCGCTGTATGCCGTGCCCTTGCGCTTCCCACGCCCGCGCCGCTCACGGATCGCCCGCCGCTCCTCAGCGGTGAGCCCGCCGCGGAACCCATCGTCGTCCCAGCGCAGCGCCTCCTTGAGGCACGCTTGCGTGACAGGGCACGCGACACACAGGGCGCGCAGGTGTGCCAGGTGCTCGGCATGCTCGCGGGCTGAGGCATCGGCGCGCTTCCCGGGCCGACCCTCGCCGAGGAAGAACTCCTCAGGGTCAGTGTCTGCGCAGGGGACGCGGACGGCGTTCCCGTCCCGGTCGTGGAAGGTGCTCATTGCGCGACCTCCGCGAGGATCTGCAACTTGACCCCCCACTTCGCCGCGAGCTCTTCGACGATGCCGGGGCGCGCCGCAATGTGCGCGTCGCACATTGCCGCAACAGCAATCCAGCCGGGACGGCGACGCTCGATCTCCTCGTCGCGAGCCTCGGGCGGCAGCACCCTTCCGTCGATGATGTCGCGCAGTCCTGCCACGTCACCAACCCAGCAGCCGTATTTCAGCTTCCACCCTTGTGGTGTCGGGGTGAGGGTTGCCTGCCCTGACGGCATCCCGTCGATGCGCAGGCCTCCCCAGCTAGCCCCGTACAGGTTGGCCCCGTGCAGGTTGGCCCCGCGCAGGTTGGCCCCGTCCAGGTTGGCCCCGTCCAGGTTGGCCCCGTACAGGTCGGCCCCGTCCAGGTCGGCCCCGTGCAGGTTAGCCCCGTACAGGTTAGCCCCGTCCAGGTCGGCCCCGCACAGGTCGGCCCCGTACAGGTTGGCCCCGTGCAGGTTAGCCCCGTACAGGTTAGCCCCGTCCAGGTTGGCCCAGCGCAGGTCGGCCCCGTGCAGGTTGGCCTCGTGCAGGTTGGCCTCGTGCAGGTTGGCCCCGCGCAGGTTGGCCCCGTACAGGTTGGCCCCGTCCAGGTCGGCCCAGCGCAGGTCGGCCCCGTACAGGTTAGCCCCGGGTGCGCTAGGGCGCTTACCCTCGGATCTGGCCGAGCGCAGGTCGGCTAGGGTCATGGGAGGAGTGCTCATCGGTTATCCTTTCGTTTTGGGTGCCCCCGCTGCGCTGGCCGCTAGGCGGGGGCTCTGCTATTGGTGGCTCCGGTCGGGCCGGGTGGGCTAGTCACAGCCCGACCGGAGGGCTAGTGGGTGACGATCTCGACGGGAGCGCCGCTGACGGTCCCGGCCCAGCGCCGACCGCCTTCGACCGCGGACTCCCGCAGCCCTAGTCGCTCGGCCATGTCCTCGGCCAACACGCGGTCAGCGACGGAGGCTCGGACGTGGGTGGTGTGAACGCACTCGCGGGTGACGGTGATCGAGATGTCGCGCGGTCCTGCCGTGAGCAGCAGCGTGACGACGGCCATGCCAGCGGCCTTGTCGCGCTCGGCTCGGAGCTCGGTGTCTGGCGCGAATGGGTCGGCGGTCTGGATGGTCATGACGGCACCGGCCCGCACACCTCGACAGCGACACCCTCCACGGACACGCCAACCCAGCACGCCCAGCCCTCAAGGTCGCGCCGCTCCGTGAGCGCCAGCCGTCCGGCCAGCCGCTCAGCGCCCGCCAGGGTGGAGCACTGGAGGCTGACCTTCCCATCCCATTTGACGCTGATACCCACGTCGGCAGCGGACGCGTAAACGTGGTGCTTCTCCAGCCAGGCGATCGACCGGACTCGGGCCAGGCGCTCGTGGGCTCGGTTGACGACGCCGGCGACGAGTTCGGCGGGTGATGTGGTCATGACGCCACCCGCTCGGCACGCCGGGAGGCATACCACTGGTCACGTGCAGCGAAGGCGGCGTTGCGGTGGGCCTCGAATGCGTCGGCCAGCGCCTCGAAGTCGTCACCCCACCCGCAGTCGGCGAGGAAGCGGGCGGCGTCCCGGCGAGACAGGAACCAGGCGACGCGGTGCCACGTCTCGTCGATGTTGCGGCGAACGGTGATGTCGCCTATCGCGATGGTCACCCAAATGTCGCCACGGGTGATTGTTATGGACTTTGGGACCACGGGGCGAGCGGTCATCGGTCCGTTCCCGTCAGGAAGATGGCGAGGAAGACGGAGGCGACGAACAGGGCAACGAGCATCACGGCCTCCAGGTGGGGACGGGGTTGGCGGTGAGGGCGGCGCGGAGGGCGCGATCACGCTGACGGTTCCGGGCGTTCCGGGCGGCGATGCGAGGCGGCTGGGCGTTCATGACGCCTGCTGGATGCGCTCGATCTCAGATGCGGCGATGACGTACGCCGACGTGCGGCCCTCACCGAGTTTGGAGGCCTTGATCTTTCCCGAGGTGATGCGGTGAAGGACGGCGCGGGGGGTGAGGCTCAGGAGCTTCGCGGCCTGCACCACGTTCAGCCATTCAGGCTTGAGTGAGGTGGACATATGGTGAGACTACGTCATGGCGTAACTTCACGCAAGGGGGCGCTCAGCGGGCAACGGCCTCAGCGATCTCGTCGGCCACATCATCCGACGCGGCAGCATAGATCGCCGTCGTGACCGGCGACGTATGCCCCATCTGCCGACCGACCGCGACGAGATCTCGTGTCGCCTGGTAGGCCAGGGTGCCGTAGCGGTGACGCAGGCCGTGGAAGGTGTCCGAGACGCCCGCCCGCCTCATCGCTCGGTTGACTCGTCGTTGCAGGGTCGCTGCGCTCATGGCGTCGGCAGTTCCGGTGACGACGTTGCCGCCCGCATCGGGTAGCAAGTGGTCGATGAGGACCGACCCGAGCGCGACGATCCGAGCCTTGCCGCCCTTGCCGTGCAGCACCCGCGCTCGGCGCGCTTCCACATCGACGTCCTCCCACCGGAGCGCGGCAACCTCGGACACGCGCAAGCCGGCATACGCGCCGAGGGCGACCGCTCGGCGCAGGTCGTCGGGCAGCGTGTCGAGCAGGGTCCGCAGGTCGGCTCGGGAGACTGGCCGCGGCAGCCCCTTGTTGACCTTGGGCGCGTCGATCCGGCGCGTCGGGTCGTCCTCGCGGTGCTCCCATCGGCGGCACCACTTGTAGAAGGCGCGGAGGTTGGCGAGGTCGTTCGAGCGGGTCCCCGGGGCCTTGTCTCGGCGGGTCGCCCACCACGCCTCTACCTCCTCGCGGCTGGCGGTGCCCGCATTGCCCAGTGAGGTGAGCACCCGCCGTCGGCTGGCGATGGTGTTGGGTGGCTCGCGCTCTGCGTCCAGGTGGTCGAGGTGCGCCTGTGACAGGTCGTCCATCATCGGCGCGACCTCCCACGAGTGGCCGGCGGCCGACCCTTGGTTCGGATGCGATGGCAGTTGGCGCAGACCACCTCGCACTTGGCGATCTCGGCGCGCAGGTCGTCGAGCGTGCCCTTACTCAGGAACGCGGCGACGTTGCCGGCCTTGGTGGTCCCGTCGAGGTGGTCGAAGTCAAAGATCTCGGGGTGCTCAAGGTCGATCAGGCCGCAGTCGGTGCATCCGACGTCGCGGGCTGCGTCAACTATTGCCCGGCGCGGGGCCATCCGTTCGGCGGCCAGTTCGGACTGGCAGGAGCGGCATGGGTAGGTGAACGTCCTACGCCCAAGCGTGGCGGCTCGGCGCTTCTCGGCCTCGACGTAGAACTCGGTCAGCGGCCGTGCTCGCTGGCATCTGTAGCAGGTCCGCGGTTCCGCTTGCGCTTCCTTGTGCATACGCCTATTCTCGCACACTTTCGCAATTATCTATATTATCGGTCAGCGTGGCGCGGGCTTCCGTGGCACCCTGGACCCATCACCCAACCGGAAGGAGTCGACGTGGATCGACCAACTGTAGGCAGCGTGCAGATCGCGGCGTGGCGGGAGGGGCGACTGTGAGCGTCTACGAAGGCCACGGCGTCACCCTGCACCACGCCGACTGCCTCGACGTGCTCCGGTCGCTGCCGGACTGCTCGGTCGACTCCGTCGTCACCGACCCGCCCTACGAGCTCGGGTTCATGGGCAAGGAGTGGGATGCCTCGGGGATCGCATACAACGTCGACCTCTGGCGGGAGTGCCTGCGTGTCCTCAAGCCAGGCGGGCACCTGCTCGCGTTCGGCGGGTCGCGCACGTGGCACCGTCTCGCCGCAGCGATCGAGGACGCCGGGTTCGAGATCCGCGACTCGATCGCCTGGCTGTACGGGTGCCACGACGACCGCACCGAGGTCCTGACACGGCGCGGCTGGGTCAACGGCCTCGACCTGCGCGACGACGACGACGTCGCACAGTGGTCGACCGACGGCACCGTCGAACTCGTCCGCCCGACCGCACGGCAGCGCTACCCCTTCGACGGGCACATGGTCCGCTTCCGCAACGCCGACGTCGACCAGCTCGTCACCCCCAATCACCGCGTCTACCACCAGACGTCCGACCGTGTGCAGGTCAACGGCAAGCGCACCGCCTCGTGGTCGCCGTGGCAGGTGCGGCGGGCCGCCGACATCAACCGGTGGCAGCCGATGCGGCTTCCTGCCGCCGGCGTCCACGACGGCCCCGGGATCGGCGGGACCGACTACGCCGCCCTCCTCGGATGGGTCTGGACCGACGGCAGGCTCGACCTGCACGGCACCGGCGTCCGGATCTACCAGTCGTCCACCAACCAGCCGCTCGTCGACGAGATCGACGCCCTGCTCGACAGGCTAGGGCCGCACAAGCGGTACGACTACACCAGAACGTGGAAGGGTCGCCCCTACATCGCAACGACGTGGTTCTTCACCGGCGAGCTCGCCCGACGGGTGCGTGCCGACCTGCCCGGTAAGGCGCCGTCGTGGGATCTGCTGTGGCGAATGACCGCGGACGAGAAGCGGGCACTGTGGGACGCCGCCATGAAGGGCGACGGGTCGAAGGATGCCCGCACGTTCTGGCAGAAGGACCGGTCAGCGCTCGAGTGGGCGCAGGCACTTCTCGCGGGCATCGGCGCGCGGGGGAAGGTCGCGGACGACCCGCGCGGTGTGCTGCACTGGCAGCCGTCCGCGACGGTCGAGTTGCAGCGCCGCCACCTTGTCGACGATGGCGAGGACTACACCGGCGAGGTGTGGTGCGTCACGGTGCCGTCGGGCGCGTTCATCGTGCGGCGCAACGGCCGGGTCTCGGTCTCGGGTAACAGCGGGTTTCCGAAGTCGCTCGACGTGGCGAAGGCGATCACCGGGGCCCAGCTCGGGCACGGCTCGAACGCCAGCGCGATCCGCCGCGCCACGATGGGCGAGGACTACACGCCGTCGGGCGTGCGCGGGAACCGCGACGGTGTCACGCGCCGCTCGGACACCGGCATGGCCGGGCGCGACCTCGCGCTCACCCCGGACGCCGAGCCGTGGCAGGGCTGGGGCACCGCACTCAAGCCGGCGTTCGAGCCCATCGTCGTCGCCCGCAAGCCGCTCGCCGGGACCGTCGTCGCGAACGTGCTCGCGCACGGCACCGGGGCGCTCAACATCGCGGCGTGTCGGGTGGGTGACGAGGTACTGCCAGCGATGACGGCTGGGCAGGCACGCATTGGGACTTTCGAGCGCGGAGAGATGGTCACGCCAGAACGCACGGGTCGTTGGCCGGCGAATGTGGTACTCGACGACGCCACCGCCGCCGAGCTCGACCGACAGAGCGGCACCAGCGTATCTCGCGTCGGAAAGCCCCGAGGCGCGGCGAACGGTGACGGCTGGGGAATGACCGCGACGGGCGCCGAGTACGACGACCAGGGCGGCGCATCCCGGTTCTTCCCCATCTTCCGCTACGAAGCCAAGGCGCCGACCGCCGAGCGACCCCGCTACACCCGGCCGAAGCTGCGGCTACGTGCCGACCTCACGCCTGAGCAAGTGGATCACGTGCGGGCGCGTCTGGCAGAGGCCGGTGTGCGAGTTGACTGACACGCGCCGCACACCCCTCGGGATCGTCCCGCAGGTCCGACTCCCACAGTCGCACCACCTCCCAGCCGCACGCCCTGACGTAGCGGTCCTGGGATCGGTCCAGCGCCACCCGGCGGCGGATGCGAGCCTCCCTGCTCGTGCCCTTCCGGTCGTGCCAGTAGTCGCCGTCGAACTGGACGACGAGACGGGCCGACGGGATCACCGCGTCGGGGGTGAACTTGCCGCCGAAGGTCGGCTGCCGCAGATACTCCACGCCGAGGCCGTCGAGCAGCGCGTAGCCCAGCCGTTCCGCCTTCGTCGTGCGGCCGAGCTGCTGACGGGTGTTCATCTCGAGCAGCATGGCGCGGCGCTCAGGGTCGGCGTCACGGCAGGCAAGCGAGCAGTAGGTGATCCGGTAGGCACCGGACGCCGAGCGGGACGGGGACCAGCGGAAAGCGCCGCCACACGTCTTGCACGTGTGCTCCGTCTTGCCGTCGCCCTGAGCCGCGTTGTGGCAGTCGAGCGAGCAGTAGCGCCCTTCTCCCTTCGCCACACGGGACGCGGGCACGTAGAAGCCAGCGCCGCATCGCTCGCACGTCCTGTCCTCACCCGTGCGGCGCTGAGGTCGTGGGGTGGATCGGTAGCACGTGAGCGAGCAGTAGCGCGTGCCCGGACGGCACCGCTTCGTGAAGGTCACCCCGCAGCCCTCGCAGGTGATCGTCCGAACCTTGTAACCTTCCTGACCTTTCGCCATGCCCCTCAGTCTACAGCGACCGTCAACCCGATAGGAGTAATGCGCTATGCGTGACTTCGACCCGGCGGAAATCCCCGCCGACCTTCACGAGTACTTCGGGGAGGTGGTCGGGGGTGGGTCCGCAGTGGCCCACCCCACCTAGCACCGTCAAACCCCTCGACCTCATGCGCTGGCTCGTGCGGCTCGTCACCCCACCGGGCGGCGTCGTCCTCGAGCCCTTCGCAGGCTCCGGCACAACCGTCGAGGCGTGCATCATTGAGGGCTTCCAGTGCATCGCCATCGAGCGCGAGGCCGACTACCTGCCACTGATTCGGCAGCGCATCGACCGACGCCGTGACCCGGTGGAGGCGCTGCGGGGACAGGCCGCCGACCTGGGGCTGTTCGACCTGCTCGGGGGTGAGGGCGCATGACCGCCCACTGCGAATGGTGCCCCTTCCCCGACTGCGACTCGTGCGCCTACAAGGGCGGCGACGCGCTCCGCAGCGAAGGGGGCGAGTGAGATTCCCTGGTTCAGTCTGCGAGGGTGCGGCGGGGCAGGGGTGAGGGCATGGGGGCGAGGGTAGCCGGGTGGGCTGACGGTGTGACCGGGGCCACATATCTCCCCTTGCTTTACCGTACTGACTACGGTAAAGTAGTCCTCAGAAGGGCAGGACGGACCGGCCCGAGAGAGGCAGAGATGACCACGTACCAGCTCACCGATACGACCACCGGCCGGACAGCCACCGTCGATACCGACGCCATCGCCGCCACCGTCATCGGCTGGTGCCCCGACGCTCCCGCCGACGTGGTCGCAGCGGCGACTAGCCTGGAGCAGGCCGTTCGCAACGGCAACCCCGCCGACGAGTTCGCCGCGTTCCTGGCCGTCACGGTCGACCGTGGCTGAGTTCGGCGACGTGACGTGGCTGTGACCGACGTCCTCACCGTGGCCCAGGTTGCCGAGTACCTGGGCCTGTCAGTCCGCACCGTGGAGACCTACCGCGCGGATGGGCGGATGCCGACCGCGACGATGGTCGGTCGGACGCCGACCTGGACTCGCGCGCAGATCGACCAGTGGATGACCAGCCGCCCGGGCCAGGGTGCCCGAACGGACCTGCGCTGACCCCAGACACGCCGAAAGCGCCCCCGCCGACCGAAGTCGACGGGGGCGCGGTGGGGGTGCGGGCGCGGTGGTCAGGGTGTCGCGGCGGCCTTCGCCTCGATCAAGAACTGCGCGGCAGGGATGACGGTCGAGCCGATGGTGATGCGCGGCTCACAGACGTGGGTACCTGCCGTGAGCACGGTCTTGCCTGCCCCTGGGGTGACGCTGACGCCAGCGAGGGCGGTCTGCGTGTGCGCGGTCCGGTGCCAGGTGGTGACGGACTCGCGTCGGGTGGAGTCCCATCGGGTCTCGCTCGTCGCCGCGCCGTCCCAGTCCATCGGGTAGACCGTGCCGTCGATGTCCATGACGATGGTCGCCGCGCTCGGGTCGACGTTGGTCACGGCGTCGTAGTAGAGGGCTGACACCTTGTCGTCGTCCCAGGTCATGACGGCACTCCTGTCAGGGTCGGGGTGTATGCCGCGCCCGTGAGCGTCGGTGTCCAGGGGTGCCCGGTGAGGACGGGCATGGTGTCGGCGGTGCCCTGGGCATCCGGGGTGTAGGCGCGGCCGGTGAGGGTGGGTGTCCAGGCTCGACCGGTGAGGGTGAGGCGGACGGGGGTGAACGGGACGGCGATGGTGACGGTGCCGAACGCTTCGCCGCTGCCGATCCAGACGGGCGTCAGGACCGCCAGGACGGTGACAGTCGGCAACCCGACCGTCTCGTCTGTGCTGATCCCGCTCGGGGAGAGTGTGACCGTCGCCGTGATCGTCAGTGACCCGACTGCCTCGGCGGATGGGATTCCAGCCGGGGAGAGTGTGACCATGCCCACGGGGGCGGTGATTGTCGGTGACCCGACGGCCCCACCGGTCCCGATCCCGGTCGGGGACAGGGAAGCGGAGACCGTGATCGCAGGCGACCCGACTGCCTCTGAGCCGACGACACTGGTCGGGGCGAGCGTGACCGCTGCCGTGACGCCGGGGGTCCCCAGGACGCCAGCCGATGCGATCCCTGTGGGTGAGAGCGTCGCGGCCGCCGTGACGGCCGGGGCACCGATCGCCTCACCCGTGCTGATCCCAGCCGGGGCGAGGACCATCGACACGGTGACGGTGGGAGCCCCGAGCGCCTGCCCGGAGGCGACGCCCGTCGGCGAGATGGTCGCCGTGACGGTGATCGTCGGAGAGCCGACCGCCTCTGCTGAGGGAATCGCGGTCGGGCGCAGGGTGGTCCCGCCCGACGCGGGTGGGGATGCGAGGAGCGGGTCGAACCATCCGTCCGGGTCGAGGGCGGGGTCAAACCAGCCCTTGATGCTCAGCGCACGGTCACCGATGAGGAGCATGGGACTCCTCCCGTGTCAGTACGTGTAGACGTAGACCAGGCCGCCGCCGCCGACGCCGCCAGCGCCGCCGACGCCGGGGTTCATGCCAGCGCCACCGCCACCACCGCCACCGCCGCCCTGACCGCCAGCGCCTCCAGCGGCACCAGCCACGGATGCCGTGACGGTTGTGCCACCACCGCCGCCGCCAGACCCTCCGGATGCAGAGTTTCCCGAGGCCCCGCCGCCACCGGCCGTGGGGGCTGCGCCGTCTGTTCCTACGGCTCCTCCGCCGCCGGCCGAGTAGCCCCCAGATTTGCCGCCAGCGCCACCGGCAACGATCGCCGGGGTGGCCGAGTGTGACCCTCCGGCACCGCCGCCGCCACCGCCGCGGATCGAGCTGCCGCCGCGGCTCGCGGCCACCGGGGTCGCTGCGATGCCAGCCCCGCCGCCGCCGCCGCACTCGGCGTTGCTGGTTGTTGAGACAGCCGCAGATCCGGTGACGCCTTGGCCACCAGAACCGTTCGTGGCCGCGGTGGGCAGCCCACCCGCCCCGCCAGAGGTGGTCCCGGTGCCGCCTGGACCGCCGACTCCTGCACCGCCACCGCCACCGGTTACCGCTGCAGATATCGCGCCACCCGCCCCGCCGCCCCCACCGGGGGCCGTGAGGAGGGTGCCGAAGGTGGTTGACCCGCCGACGCCGCCAGCGCCACCCGCGGCCCCGGCTGCACCAGCGGCACCGGAGGCACCGCCCGTCCCGACGGTGACCGCCACCGTGGCAGCAAGGTCAGAGGCCGCGAACACGCCCCTGATCCAGGCCCCGCCACCGCCGCCGCCGCCGCCCTTGCAGACGACCGCCGTGGCCAGCGACCCGCCACCGCCGCCACCGCCGCCCGCCCCGATGGCCTCCACGATGACGACCTTGGGCGTGAAGCCAGTCGGCTTGGTCCATGTGCCGTTCTCGGTGAACACCTGGACATCCGCGCCGTTGAGGGACGCTGCGCCGACAGGTGAGCCAGCCGAGTTGAGACGAATGAATCCGGAACCGTCCACGTAGACGACGGATTCGCCGGGGCCGAGCGTGGTCTTGTGCATGTCGATCGACGTCGTGCCGTCGAAGTGCTGGATCGTGACGTCTGTGACGACGCTGGCATGAACGTTGCGGACCGTCAGCAGCTGGACGGTCCGCTGTGTCGACGCGGCCGGAGAGCCCACGACGGTGGTCGTCGTCGCGGTCGTGACCTCGGTGTTGGTCCGCCCGGGCGTGACCGTCCCTGCGGCGTTGTCGGCCCACGTGGCATGGATGTCCACCGTCGCGGCGGCACTGGTGACGACCCGCAGGATGTCACTCGTCGAAGCGAGGATGAGCATCAGAGTTTGAAGATGCGGTTGGTGCCGCTGTCCCAGGCGACCGTGTAGTCGCCCGCCGTCGCAGGGGTCACCGGCAGATTGGTGCCCGCATCGATGTAGGCGATGAGCCGCTGCGCCGCCGCTGCGACATCCGCACCGCCCGTGACTGCCGACGCCTGGAAGACGATGAGCACGTGTGCCGTAGCGTTCGCGCCGACGCCCGTGAACACGATGTCCGCCGCGTCGGCCACGCCCGAGGTCACGGTCTTGGACGCCAGTGCTGCCGACGTCGCGTGCAGGGTCCCGCCTGCTCCGGTCACGTCCGACACGAACTTGTGCGCCGCCGAGAACGTGTAGCCGCGGACCATCGCGACCTTGATCGTGGCGGTATCCCAGTCGATCGACCCGTCCAGGAACCCCTCGCGGCCGGGGTCATACAGCGCATTCGCCATTGCGTGCCTCCTGAGGCATGAGGGGACCCCCGGCGCTCACCGGGGGCCGAAGGGGTTGGGTCAGGGCAGGCGCTTGGTGATGTCGATCGGCGGGTCAGCGTCGGCGGCCAGCCAAGGCGCGAACCGCCGAAGCCATGCCTCCACGCCGGGCAGGGCCAGGACGCGGGTCACGGCAGCGCACACGGCGAGCACACCGGCCAGCCACGGCAGGCGGGACGGGTCCAGCCCAGCGGCGTCGACGAGCACGGGTGCCATCGCGGCGAGGGCAACGAGCGCGGCGAACGCGGTGCGCAGGGTGGCGCGCCACGGGCGGCGGACCTGGGTCGGGGTCATGCGAGCCTCCTACAGGCTGTGGTCGGTGTCTTGCTTGCGGATCTCGTCGAGAATCCACTCGTCGGCGCGGTGGGCGAGCGCGAGAAGCCCGAGGATGAGCCCGCACGCGGCGAGGGCGATGACGACGGACCCGACGACGGCCAGTGCCTCAGCCATCACATGTCGGGGATGGGCACAACGGGCACGGTCTGGCCCGCAAGCGCGTGGGTACAGTCGCCGAGGAACTGCCACTGTCCGTCAGAGACGAAGGAGTGGCAGACAGTCAGCTGTCCAGGCTCGACGCGATGAGTCGGCTTGTGGAAGCCGTACTCGGGAGCCCACTGGACTCCGCTCACGAGGAGGCTCGGGGTGAATGTTGGCCGAACGAGGTCGCCATTCCAGCCCCAGGCCGGGCCGCCGCCAGGATGCTCGACGATCACTCGGTGAGCATCGTTGCAGCCAGGGCACCACAGCCAGCATTCCTTCCCGACGCCCCTGCCGTCGACGAACATCGCGTCGCGGACGGCGACAACCTCAGCCACGGGGACGCCGCCACGCGAGGACGATCCACATGCCGACCGCGAGGGCCGCTGACAGGAGCGTCCACGCGGCATCGCGCAGGAGGGTCATGACGCGGCAAGCTGCTTGATGATCTCGGCCGCGAGGGCCGATGCGCTCACCTCGGGGGCGATGGCCGCGACGGCGGCAGTGACCGCAGCCGTGATCCGGGTCGTGTCCTTAGCCGTCGCCAGGTTGCTGTCGAGCCACGCCAAGGTCGTGCGGAGGCTGGTCTCACCCTCCAAGCCACCCGCGCGGGTGACCGGGGCATCCATGATCTCGGCGCGGATGACCGCGCGCAACTCGTCGAGTGTCGCCATGATGTCCTCCTTGGACGTCGTCGGGGCCAGTAGGTAGGTGATGTCGATGTCTCCGGGGTCGCCGTGCGCGTTCTCCGGGGCGTGCTGGTGGCCGCACCACCCCGAGAAGGACTCCCACTCCGGTCCGGTCATCCGGGCGCGTGTCGCCCCGTAGGACGACGGGTAGGGCAGCCACGGTCGCGGCGTCGAGACGGACGGGATGCCGTGGGCATCCTCGATCCACCGCATGAGGCGGGCGAGTCCGTCGAGCAGCCAGCGGGGAGCGGCGGACAGCAGGATCATCGCCCCAGCGGCGCGCGGGTCGGAGGTTCCGGTGATCTCGATCTGGATCACGCGCTCACGGTTGGTCTCCACGCCGCCAGATAGGTTCCGCAGCGCCCGCGATGGGCGCGCCGTGTCGAAGTGCTGGTAGACCTTCACGGTTTGGGTGGTCTTGTTGGGGACGACGGTGAAGTGAGGGGCTTTCGCGCCGCCGTCATAGCCAGGCAGGCCGGGACTTTCGGTGCCGTGCAGCAGGGCCTTCCATGCGCCCCCCGAGTATGTCATCGGGTATGCCGCGTCATAGCGGCGCGACTGGTCAGCGAACGGGCAGACGGCCATCAGTCCTCCTCCACGTCGTTGGCGTGCTCGTCGATCCGGTTGGCGGCGTCGCACCACACGCCGTGCAGGTCGGCCCGGCCGCGGGCATAGTCCGCGAGCCCGAGCGCGCGGAACTCCACGGCCAGCCTCCGCAGGTTGGCGACGATCTCGGCGCGGATCATGACTCCGATGCCCGCTCGAGCCGTGGCAGTGACAGGTAGGGGACGAGCGCTGTCGGGATGCTCGGCGCGGGCGGGGCGGTCCCCGCCTCGATCCACTCCCAGAGCGCGTTGATATGCGCCACGGCCACGTCATGCAGCGCGCCCAAGCGGGTCGCCTGGGCCTGGGCATCGCGAGCCATCTGCTCGGCAGCGACGGCCCGCTTGGCAGCGTCGGCCGCGGACTTCTCGGCCGCGCTGACCGCCTTGTGCAGCTCGTCGAGCCGTGTCTGCATCTCCCCGACGAGGATGACCCATCCATGGATCTGGGTCCGCCGCCTACGGTAGAGGGCCACCGATAGCGCGCCGATGATGCCGACGATGACACCGCCCAGGCCGGTCCACTCTGCGGGGGTCATCAGAGAGCCGCCGTCGATGAGAGCGCGATCCCCAACCGGGGCGCGACCGCAGCCGCCACCCGGTCAGCGAGGACCCGATGGCCGAGAGCATTGGGGTGCAGCCCGTCGCCGATGTAGAACGCCGTGTCGCCGAGCCCGCCCGCCGTGTCACCGAGACGCCCCCGCGTGTCAATCACCGACGTGCCGAACTGTGCGAGCAGCCAGGCGTTCCAGTTGACTACCCTGCCCTGGATGATCCCGGGCCAGTCCGGGTGGTCAGCGGTGAGGGTGCCGGGCGTCCGGGGGCAGAGCGTCGCCCACAGGACGTATTGCACGCCAGCCGCGCGGAGGGTCGAATCGACAGCGATGGCGGCCCACTTGGACTGCTCCAGGGACGTCGGGGCCAGCGGCTGGGCGTAGTCGACCGTGTGCTCGATGACGTCGTTGTGGCCCGCAAGCACGACCGCCACAGTGGGCGGAACGCACTGCCACGAGGTGACCGCAGCCGCGACAGCATCGGCGACCATGAGCCGGGGCGGGCTGGCGGGGCCGGAGTTGTGCAAGAGGCTCCCGCCTTGCCCTCGGTTGTCGACCTCGACACCGAGGCGACGCGCGACGAGCGAGGGCCACGCGTCGGCGGGGAAGTCGAGGTTCCCGCCCTGGACGATCGAGTCGCCGAAGCAAGCAATGGTCATGCGGACTGATACACCCCCGTCAACGAGATGACTTGACCGGCCGCCCACGCGACGCCGGGACCGGAGGCCGTGAGGTCTGCCTCCGACGATGTGCGGACCATGAAGCCAGTCGTCGCGCTGTAGACATAGACCTGGATCGCGCGCCGTGTGCCGCCGGCGAGTACCTGCCCGTATCCGACCGGGTCCTCATTGGAGAGGATGCCGTTGATGCTGAATGGGAGCGCAAGCAGATATGTCCCGCTCCCGGCCGCGAACGTCGAGCCGAGCGTGATCCGCAGCCGCCACAGGATCGTCTTGCCGATCTGGTGGGTTGCTCCGACCACTGTGGAGTTACCCATCGTCGGGTTGGTCCCACTGATGACGGTGAGCGCGGGGCTCGGGGCCCAGGCCGTCCACGCCGCTTGGAGCTGGGTGAACGGGTCGCGAATCTCGGTGTCGAGGATTGCGTCGGTCACCAGCAGCCCGGAGGCCCAGTCGCGTGGCGTGTAGTTGATGCTGCCCATGCAGTCTCCCCTCAGTGCGCCAGGGTCGTTGTGGTCGCGAGCTCGCTCTTACCTGCGACCGCGAGCACCCAATAGACGGTCGTGTCGGCCGGCGACGTCGACAGCGACAGGTCCCACGAGTCGGGGCCGATGGACTCCTGCCAGCCCTCCACGATGACGTCCATCGTTGAGGCAGGGAACGCGGCAGGCAGGCCGGTCACCGTCACCCGTGACCCGATCTCCAGGGCCAGCGCACCGGCGCGAGATGTGGCGTCGGTCTGGAGGTCGATCGACAGGTCCTCTAGGCGCGTCTGCGGGGTCGCATACCGGCCGACCAGCCACGACGCCCACGACTGGACGGCGTTCGCGGTCGGGTGCGCGGTCTCCACCGACGCCCGGTACTCGCCGAACTCGGCGATGGACGCCGCGTCTGAGGCGTATGCCGTCGTGGTCGAGCCCTTGACCTCAGCGGAGTTGATGACGTGCGCGTCATTGCAGACGGGCCGGATGCCGGGGCCGACCTGCTCGGCGGATGCGGAGAGCGTGAGTGCGCTGGTCGTGTTGAGGCGAGCGGAGCGCGGCGAGAGCGTCAGCATGCCCGAGCGGTCGACGTAGAGGACGCCACCCTCTGTGATCGCGACCAACTGCATCGCATCCCACGGGGTCTTGCCCGTGACATCGAATGACCCCACGGTCGGCTCATCACCAGCCGCAAGGGACAACTCACCGGACGGCACCCCAGCCCACCGCGCGAACCGTGCGACCCGCCCACCAGGCGTGTCCGTCGTGAACCCGCTGACGGCCTTCGCGTGCTCCAAGATCCGGGCCGCACTCAGAACACCCAAATGCGCCGCAACGTGGGAGACGGTGCAGCCGAACAGCATCCCGTTCTCACCGTCGCCACCGACCCGGATCTGCGGCCATTGAGCCGACCATCCGGTGAGGGTCGCGACGCTCACGCCATCGACGTAGAGGATCGCGCCGCCTGACGACATGACGAGCGCGACGTGATGGGTCCGCCCGTCTGCCAGGTATGCCGATGACGTCGAGCCGCTGGAGATGGAGCGGTTCGGGCGGACCGTGCGGAGTTTGGCGTAGCCGCCGTCGAGCACGACGTCGGCATAGTCCGCGCCCTCGCACAGCGCGAGGACGCGGCCCGAGGTCGCAGACGTGAGGACGGCGCATTCCAGCGTGACAGCCAGGCCGTAACTCTGTGAGTCAGCGGAGAGCCAGTACCCGTTAGAGGCATCGGCCGGGGTGAACATCGGGGCCGTGAGCCCATCGTCGGCAGGGCCAGTCCCAGACCACGAGATCTCCCCGCCAGTCCCGGAGTGGCGGACCACCATCGGGGACACCCACCATGAGCCGATCAGCTCACGCGGGGCCGTGACCGGCTCCTGATCCCCCAGCGGCCAGTACGCTGACGGCGCATCGGCCAAGATCTCCTGCTCGATGTGCGAGCGCATCCCCGGGGCGGATGACAGGCGCTTGATGCGGTCGGATGCCGACACCCGACACGCCGCCCACAGTGACGACCCGGACGGGTGCGACGTGTCCCAATCGTCGACATAGCCGACGAAACGGTCCACGTAGGCACCTGACCCGACGTTCGGGTCCCGCCACGACACGCGCACCTTGCGCCGCAACCGGACGCCAGGTGAATACGGGCTGGACATGTTGCCGGGCGTGAATCGCCCGTCCGTGTTGTCCAGCACGAACGCACAGGTCCCGGCCCCGACCTGACCCATCTCGTCCTGCCGACCGTGGCTGATCGACACACCGGCGGCAAAATCGAGGTATGCCGTGACGTCCGTCCACGTCGGGGTGACGGCATCAGCCGTCGACGCGAATGCAATCTCGACCCGGAGCCCGAACGACGCGGCGATGGTCATGCCGGGGCAATCCCGAGCGTTCCGCCCGTCTGGCGGTAGACCCTCACGAGCTGCTGTGCCACGGTGCGGCCGTCAAGGGCGAGAACGATCGTCGACGTCCCACCTGAGCCAGACGCGACGCCACCAGCGCCGGAGGCAATCGCCTGCGACGCCGCGGCGGGGAACACCTGCGAGCCGCGCGGCAGGTTCACCAGCTCAGGGCCTTCCTCACCAACCCACGTCAGGCCACCACGCCAGTAGTCGGTGCCGCGGGCGTTGCCGGGGAAGCCCTCAAGTTTGGCGTTGAGCTTGGCCGACATGCTGCCGCCAATGCCGTTGATGGCGTTCTTGACCGCCTGCACCCCGACGATGGACATTGAGATTTGGACGCCGATGTTCTCGGGGATCTTCCCAAGGTTCTTCCCGATCCGCTCGGCTTGGTCGGCCGCGCCGGACATCTTCGCGGCCGCATCCTTCGCCCACCCGAAGCCAGGCACGTTCCCGAGAGCCGACAAGAACGACGCGAATCCCCGTGTGAGAGAGGCAAACCCGTTCAGGATGAACTGAACGGTCGGCTGGAGAGCGTTGTTCCACAGCCAGATTCCCCACTTTGCGAGGGTCTGGAAGCCCTCCTGGAGGTGGCCGATCACCGTGATGACCTCGCCGATGATGTCGCCCAGCTGCTCGAACGCCCACTTGAGGACCGTCCCCAAGAGTGGGACGACATTGGCCATGATCCATTCGGCGATCGTCTTGAACGTCTGCCCGATCGCCTCCAGTTGCGGGCGGTTCTCCTCGATCGCCTTGGAGATCGAGTCCCACGCGGTCTTGAGCCCAGTGAGCACCTTCTCACCCAGCTCCTTGGCGACCGGCATCACGTGCTCCTGGAACCACCCGACGACGAGTTTCACGGCCGGAATCACCTTCTCGGTGACGATAGCGGAGACAGTCGCGAAAGCTTCCTTGACCTTCGGCCACGCCTCCTTGGCAAATGCCACGATCCGCGGCATACCCTCGGTCGTGAACCAGTTGGCCAGGTCTGTGAGCACGGGCAGGAGAGCGGTCCCGACTTCGCGGAACGCGTCGCCGACAGCGTCCTTCGCCCGCTCCATCGAGCCGGAGAAGCCTTCGCCGGCAGCCTTCGCGGCCCCCCCGAACTCCTTGGACAACTCACCCAGGATGATCTTCTGCGCGCCAAGCGTATCCCCGTGTTGCACAAGGGTTTTGATCTGGTCCTTCTGCGCCTGCGTGAACGACACGCCCGCGCGACCAAGCGCGGTGATGCCCTTGATCGGGTCGTTGAGCGCTTTCCCGAGCTGGACGTTCGCCCCCTGCAAGTCGGTGCCCAACGCGACCGACATGTCCAGCGCGGCCTTCGTCGCCTGCGTGAAGATGTCGTTCCCCGCGCCCACCTGGTCGCGGACCTGAGTGAACGTCGCCAAGACGTTCTGCCCGTTGATGATGAGGGTCTCATCGATCCCAGACATCGACTCCAGGGCGGCCGCGCGGTCCTGGATGCCCTTCACGGACTGGCCTGCGGCGTTACCCGTGGATGTGAGGACAGCGGCTGTCTTGGCCGCGAGCTGCTGGTATTCGGCGGCGTCGCTGATGCCCTTGACGATGCCGGCGCTGATCGCAGCAACACCCGCAACCGCGGCCGCGGCAGCCGCCCCGCCGAGGATTCCGAGCGCATTCGACGCGCGAGAGCCCACGCCCTCCAGCCGGGTGCCCGTGTGGCCCGCCTCGTCACCGACCTTCTTGAGGGTCCGGCTCGCCGTCCGGTCCTCGCCGAACAGGAGGTACTTGAGCGTCAGGTCACCCACGCCGTCACCTCCTCTCGGTGCGGGCCTTCACCCACTCGTCGGCACCGCGCGCGAACATCAGCCAGTCGGACCACGCCAGATCCCACACCGACCACGGCGTGACGCCGGGCCAGACGTGGGAGAGAGTCAGGAGGCGGGAGCGGACCTCACCGTCGATGTCAGCGGCTAGCGCCCGCTCGAACGGGTCGCCCGTGCGCCCCGCCCGACGCCCCCCGCGGAAGCCGGACGGGGCATCTTGGGGTCCGGGGCATCCTGCGGCGTCTCGTCCTGCGGGTCACCGAACCACTCGATGTCCTCCAACGGGACGTCGATCGCATCGAGGAAACTCACGTCCTCACCCTGGGACCGACGCGACGACCAGATGACGGCCGCCATGAGCAACCACGTGCCCTCATGGTTGACCCGCTCGGCGACAGTCAGGGCCGTGACCTCATCCACCAGCGCGAGCAGTCCGGCCCACGTGATCCCGAGGTCCGCGCGACGAGCCTCAGCGTTGAACGTGAGGGTGTCGCGGAGGGTGACGCGACGGATCGACGACATCTCATACTCGCGGCCGTCGATGCGGAATCCTGCGGTCATGATCTCCCCTTGAGTGAGTCGGCGGCTTCCTTCATCGCTTCCTCGACGGCTGCCTTCACGCGGTCACGACCAGCCCAGACGGTGCCGTAGAAGTAGTCCGGGTTTCCCTGCTGCTGCGCCCATTGGTTGCGGTTGCCGAACACCGGGTGACGCCACCCACGCCTGGACTGCCAAGCGCCGGCCAGCGGTGCCGACGTGACAATCCGCACACCTTCACGTCGCGCCCCAGTCAGGATCTGCACCTTGACGCCGTCTGCGATCTTCTGTCTGAGCATCAGCCCTCCAACTCACGCGCGAGGCGATCCCAGCGCCGATCCGCTGCCCGCTCTTGGCGGAGTTTTCGGGCGGCGTTGAGGCGAGCCGACTTGTAGGCCCCAAGCTGCTCAGATCCACCAAGCGCCGCAGCGCGGACGTCGTCGGCGACACTCTCAGCCGCGGTGCGGATCTTCCGGCGTAGGCCGAGGCGCAACTTCTTGTCGACTTGACTCGACTTATCAAAGAGTTCTCGGAACGATGACGTGTCGACCGTGAACTCAGCCGACCCAGACGACTGACGAGGCACTCAGAGCGCCGTGTCAGCGGTACGGCAGACGATCCAAATCGGTTGGGCAGCCGACAGCCCGTCGAGCCCCACCCACTTGATGTCCTGCAGCGCGAGGTCGTTGGACGCCTTGACAATGTCGCCCTCGATCCGCACGTCCGGGACGATGACCTGCAGGACGTCGGTGCCGCTGGTGAACGTCTTGACGATCGTCAGCGAGGTGTCATTCACGATGGCATCGCGGAATGAGGCGTCCACGTACTCGGCGACCAGGGACCCGCTGATCTCCCGGTTGCCCGGGATCGGCTTGTCCTTGCGCCCTGCCCCGCCGCAGTTGAGACGGTCCGTCTTGAGGTTGTGCTTGAGGGTGATCGAGCCGGAGCGGATGCCGGCGACCGCGGTCACGGCCGAGCCGAGCGCGGTCGCGGTGGGTGCCGTCAAGGTACCCGAGTAGATCGCCCCGTGCGCGAACGTGAACAGCGCCGGGGAGGTTGCGTAGGACGGGGCGGTGTAGGCCGTCGCCGTCGTCATGTCCTTCGCGTTCCACGACGTCTTGACCTTGACGTTGTCCGCGTTCGGGCAGTCGATGGTCAGGCTCTCGACCATGCAGCCGGTGAACGTGTAGGCGTCGACCGTGCCGTCAGCGCGCGGGATGCCCTTCTGGATCGTCGCCGACGACGGGACGTCGGCGAGGGTGAACACCTGCTGGTAGAGCCCAGCCGACACGAGGGTCGACGTTCCCGACCCGACCGCGAGCTGCCACAGCAGACCGAGGCCCTTGGTGACCGCCTCGACCGTCAAGTCGCCAGCGCCCTCGGCAGACGCGACGACGCGACGGCCCGAGCGGGCAACACGGGAACCGACCCGCATCCCCTGGCCCTGCTTGATGGACTTGACGTAGTTGAAGCTCTCGTCGAGGAACTCAAACCAGCGGGTCCGCGCGACCGCGGTCCCGTAGGTTGACTCGACGCCAAGCCCGATCGAACAATCCTGGGGGGTGGTCACTTCGCGGACTCCTTGCGGGTGCGAGGCTCAGCGGCCTCGAAGTTGGTGGTCTGCTCCAGTAGGGCGGCCCCGATCGCGTCGGAAACCTCGATGACCTCGCCGGGCTCCAGGCATCCACGGCCCTCGCCCTCGATGTCGCCCTGACGGCGCAGCAGCGGCACGTCGACCCGGCCGAGCGGGCTGATGTTGCGGATCTTCACGACGCCTCCCATGGCATGGCGAATGAACCCCGTTGCGGCGCAAGGGGTTACGGGGGGGGGTGGTCAGGGGTAGATGCGAGCCTTGAAGGCCACGGAGAACTGCACGAGGACTGCGGCGCCGTATTCGGTGCGGTCCATGAGCCACTGGGTCGAGTCGCCGAACAGGACCGTCGTGAACTGCGGCAGATCCTGGAACGTCGCGCTCACGAGCCAGTGGCCGAGTTGGTCGACCATGCCCTCGGCGTCCGAGAGCGCGGCGTCCATGTCGCCATCGCCGCGCTCTACGAACACGGCGCACGACACCTCGCCAGCCTCATCCCGGTTGCGGGTGCCCATAGTGGCAAGTGACTGCTGCGAACGAGCCGATGTCGGGGTCGACTGCAACGTCGGGTCGTCATAGCCGACCCACACGCGCGCGCCTGGCGTCGCGTCAAGGTGGACGCCGAGAGTGACCTCAGCATCAGCGAACAGGGCCGAGAATCCGTCCCGCAGCGCCCGCATGAACGTCGGGACAGCAGAGGCGGTCACGCGAACCCCGGCAGCGCGTAGGGGTCGAGGAGTTCACGGACCCGGTTCGGGATGAGGTAACCGGGAGGACCGTCATCGGCGGGACGTGCGGCCGTCCCGCGCTGGGGCCGCCACAGGTGGCTGACGAGTTCCAGGACCGCGGTGCGGATCGGGGCAGGCAACGTCGAGTAGCCGGCCGTATAGACCAGCGTCCACGTCCCCAGCGCACACGACGAGTTGGTGACGACCCCGCCGACACCGACCTTGAAGTCGGACGTGACGGCGTTGCCGTCGAGGTCGGTCGCGGACGTGATGGCAGTCGTCGTCGTCGGCAGGACGAACGCCGGCCCGCCGAACACGATCGAGGACTGCGCCCCGGACGCGAGCGGACCGACCCGCTGGGCGACCAGCGACTCGGCCGTGTCGATGAGCCCCTGCAACACGGCCTCATCAACATTGGTCGACGACGGGGACATGCGCAGGTAGGCCATCGCCTCGTCCAGGAGGATGACGGACACAGGTCAGGCCTTGCGGCGACGGGTGGCGGTCTCGGCGGGCCGAGCAGTGGCCGTCTCGACCGCGGCCGGCTCCGCAACGGCGGCGAGTCCTGCGTTCAGCAGGTCGACGGCATCCGCGTCGGGGAGGTCAACCTCTGCGCCAATCGCCGGCCACTCGTCGCCGTTCCGGGTCCCGCTGATGCGGGCACGCATAACAACGCGCATGGCGCGCCTCCTCCTTGGTGATTGAGGAGGCGGGCGGGTGGACAAGCCACCCGCCCGCCACTACTCAGGACACGCCGCCTTGGAAGTACTTGACCGCGCCCGTCTGGTCGACGAGCAGCCCGTCGCCGCGGACGATGCACCGGAACGACACGAGGTCGTTGCCGAAGGCGTAGTCATCCGAGCGCTCGAACCGCACGCCGCCCGCGAGGCGGACGAAGTACCGCGAGATGTCGCCGAACAGCACCGACTTGGCCGACAGCGCCACGGCCGCCACGTTGGGGTCGGTGTAGACCGGCTTGCCCAGCAGGGTGTCCGGGGCTCCGAGCGTCAAGCCCGGCTGCCACAGATACTGGTTGGTCGTGTCCTTGAGCTTGCGCAGCGACGCCAGGGTGGCGTCCCGCATGAGCCACGCACACGACGGGGAGCGCCGGTACGGGGCGATGACCGAGTGGTACAGGTCGATGAGGTTGTCGGCTGTGAAAGCACCGACCGCGCCCGTCCCGCCGGTGACGCCCAGCGTCGAGTTCGTCACGATGCCGGCCGGCTGCGAAGAGCCCGTGCCGGTAACCAGGTGCGCGCCGAACGCGTTGCCGACAGCCCAGCCGGCCTGCCGAGCGACGTACCCGAGCAGGTCGACGCCCGTGTCGTCCACGAGCTCGCGGGCGATCTGGATCAGGTCGCCGTACTTGTAGGCACCGAGCGAGCGCTTCCCGAACGTCGGGTCGTTCTCCGTGATGGGCCCGCCCTCAGCGACGATCGCAGCCGACCCGTGGGCGGTCGTGATCGGGACCTCGATGGTCTCCCCGCCCGAGGTCTCCAGGACGGTCGGGCCAGCAGAGAGGATCGCGGACATGTCGATCATGTGCTCGACAAGCTGCCCATAGAACGACGTCGGGACGGTGTTGCCGCCAGCGGTCGCCGTGCCCTTGACCAGGTCACGGAACGTGGTGTCGGCGGCGACGGTGAGCGACCGACCGGACTCGCCCTTGAGGAAGGCGCGAACCTGCTCGTTCTTCTCATCGCGAGGGATGCCGCGCGCGGCCGGAGTGTTCTCCAGCCGGGCGAACGTCTCGACCATCTCGGCGTCCCGCTTGAGGACGTCCTCCAGACCCTTGACGCGCTGGTCGACAGCGTCGATGTCGCCGTTGATCTTCTGCCAGGAGGCGGCCTCCTCGGCGTTCAGGTCGCGGCCCTCGGCCTCGGCCTTGTCGAGCAGCGCCTTGCCCTGCTCCCAGCTGTTTGCCCGGCTCTCCTTGAGCCGCTGAATCAAAGCCTCGGACATGATGTCTCCGTTTCTCGCGAGGCGTGGGAAACCCCCGGGGGCGAGGTGCCTTCCGGGGGTCGGTGGACGTTTGCGAGGTGGGTTTCGCCCGGCCTCAGCGAGGGGTGCGCCGTTGAGCGAACGCGGCCTGGCGCTGCCGCAACGCGATCAGCGGGTGGGTTTCGCCCGGCCCGCTGTCGCGCTTGTCGTTGGGCTCCGCAGGGGGAGCGATGATCTCTGCGAGACGTTCCTCGCGGGCCGCGGCGAGCACGGTCGCCTCGTCGAGGTGACGCGCCTCGGCCAGGGTTCGCAGGCCAGAGGTCGTGTCCAGGTACGCCGGATTGACGACCGGCGCGACGTCAACGAGCTGGATCTCCAGCAGGGTCCGCAGCGGGAAGCCTTGCTCGGTGAACCCCCACTCGTCGGCGATGGTGCGGAACGCGAACGATGAGTGCTGCACGTCGCCCCGCTCGGCGAGGGCCGCCAGGTCGCGGGCGTACTGCGTGTCAGGAAGGTCAACCTCGTATTCCAAACCCGTGTCATCCACCGCGAGGCGGAGGGTCTGCGACAGGGTCCGCCCGAGTAGGTACTCGTCGAGGTGCTGGTAGCGTGCCAGGACGTCGCCACCGTCGCGCAGCGTCTTGACCACGGCGCCGGGAGCAACCCGTTCGACGAACCCACCGAGGTTCTGCGACAGGCGGTTGAACTTGAGGGCATATCCACCCATGCGGACCGTGCCGTCCTCCGCCTTGCGGAGTTGCACGGCGCCCGCGGTGTGGCGGGTCTCGATGGTCACGATGCCTCCCGGCTGGACGTGGTCGCCGGCTTCGCGGCGAGGGGGGTGTAGGACTGGCCCTGCCCGTCCGGCAAGGGCTCTTCGTCCTCCAATGCGCGCAACTCGTCAATGTTGCGAAGTCCGATGTTCCGGTCGATCTGGTAGATCTCGTGCCGCGTCTTGGTGTCCACTCGGATCAGCGCGTCAGCGTTGAACTTGACGTACTGCGGGCGCGGCATCATGAACGCCGAGATGGCCTCCTCCAGCCGCACCATCCACGGCCGGCAGGCGTAGGTGAGCAACTGGATCGCCTGCTGCTCAACGGTGTTGTACGTGAGCGACCCGCCAGTGGTGCCGCCTACCATCTCTGGCGGCACCGAGTAGATGGACGCGATCTGTGTCGCGTTGGCCTTGATCGCCCCGAGGAACGCCTCGTCGGCGGCAGGGATGGTCAGGACATCAAGGTCCCAGTCGTTACCCGTCACGAACGGGTCGCCGTTGCGCAGCTTGGCCTTCATGCGCGCTGAGGCCGTGTCAGCCTGCTCCGCAGTGAGCGCCATCTTGCTGTTGCGGATCTTGAGCCCAGGCACCGCCCGGTTCCGCGACCACTGACCGGAGGCGACCTGAGCCTCATACCCCGAGTCGAAGGTGCGGGCCAGCGCTCCCACCGGGGACACGCCCAGGGCACTGCCGGGCACCACCAGGGCAGGGATATGCAAGATGTCCGCGCGGGGCACGGGGCGGCCCTTGACGTACCACTGGCCCGCGTCGGAGTCGAGGTAGACGTCGGTCGGCTTGAGCCACGCCACGCCGCTCGGCCAACCTGTCGCCCCATACCCGGTCACCAGGCCGTAGGCGTTGCCGTGCAACAGCATGGACACAAGAGGCCGCTGTACCCACGCCGACGTGAACCCTTGACCTACTGGGGACGAGATCGCCACAGGGAGGGGAATCCGAGCCCGCGTGCCGTCCGGTCGCCGCGAGTAGGCGTGCAACGGCAGGGTGCAGATTGAGTCCGTGATGAGCTTGACGCACGCGTAGGTGGCGGCGATCTGTAGCGCCTTGTCCGTGGAGTAGGACGGCAGCGCATCATCACCAGTCGCCCACGTCAGCGCCGAAGCGCGCTCCTCGGTGCGCTTGAAGAACAGGCTCACCGGGTCAGCCGCCACGATGCGGCCAGGCACGCACACCCGGCGACCGCCAGGGCGGCGGGCCACCACAACAGCGCAGCGAAAGCGACCAACAGCGCGACCCCCAGGAGGTCAAGGACAGTCGTCAACACCCTGACCTCCGTCAGTAGATCGAGTCGAGCGGGTCATAGTTCGGGGTCTGCCCGAGCAGCCACAGCGCCCGCGCTACCGCAGCGACCGGGCCAACCTCCGGCGCGTCGCGCAGGACGAACGCCCGTTCCCCGCTAGTTGTCTGGGGCCGCCACCGGGCGGCCTTGATGCCGTCATTGAGCGCCGGCTGGTTGCCGTGGCGCGCCGACGAGTCGTTGATCGCGTCCTCCAGGAGGCCGCACGCCGCCGCGAACTCAGCCCCGTTGACCGGCTCGAACGGCACACCCTCGCGTTCTAGCTCGTCGCCAAACGCCGACGTTGCGACCGTCCCGCCCCACTCGCCCGTGAGCCGCTTGCACTCAGCAACCGCGCTGTATGCCGCGACCGGGCGACCGTCGTTGGCGAGCATCACGTGAGTGGCCCCGTCATCCCGCCGCCACGCGACCGCGATCCACACGTCACGGTCGCCGGTCAGGTCCAAGCCGAACACGACGTCGGTGCCACGCTCGGCGCGGGCGTCGGCCAGAGCCAGCCAACGGGAGTGGGCGAGCGCGCCGCCAGTCGACTCCGGGTCATCCCACAAGCTGAAGAACTCACGCGCCCACTCGGCGGGCGGCAGCGACCGCCGCTGGTCCTCCAGCGACTCCTCGGTGATGCGGCCCGACCACAAGGCCGGGTTAGCCTGCCACCACAGCTCTCGGTCGTCATAGGCACAGCCCTCAGTCCCCACCGCGTGAGCACAGAGGCGGTCAGCACACGGGTGCATCCGAGCGCCGTACTCGACATAGGCCAAGCGCGCGTCCTTGCCACTGCGCCCACGGTTGCGGATTCGCCGCAACTGCTCCGACGTGATCAGGCCCGCCGACGACGCGATACGCACCTGAGCACCAGGGCGGGTCAGCATCGTCGGGTAGATCGCGCCAACGTGCTTGGGCTCAAGGTAGAGCGCCTCGTCCAGCGTGATCCGCTTGACCCCCGTGAGACCGCGCGAGGACTTCCCCGTCCGGCTGCGGAAGTCGATCCGCGCCCCAGTCTCCTTGTGGCGGATCCCCATGTCCTGGTGACCCTCGTAGTAGTCCACGAGGTCGTCGTACTCACGGTTACTCCCGAGCCACGCCCGGAAGTCCGCGAATGTCGCCTTGGCCGTATCGACGAGGTGCGCCGACCAGATGTGCCGCTGGACGCCGAACACGAACAAGTCAGCGATCGCCGCAATGCCGAGCGTCGACGTCTTGATGTTCTGGCGCGGGCCGATGACCCCGACCTCGAATGCCGCCGGCCGATCCGGTGCCCGCTCGGCGTAGATCGAGTCAAGAATCCACTGCTGCTCAGGATCAGGAGGCAGGCCGATGTCAGCGCCGACCTTCGCCGCCAAATCACCGTGCGCATGCCGATGCGACGGCCGATGCCGATACAGCGGCTCGTACATCACGCCCCTTGGGCGCGGCGTGCTGCCAACTGATCCCGCAGAGCGTTGGGTGCCGAGGTTGCGCCCGCTCCCCGCGTCGCCGTCGCGAGCGATGATTCCAGCCGGGCGACAAGGGCCGCCAGAGCGGAGCCCGTGTCCGGTCCGGGCTGGTCGATCCGGCGCGCGATGGCCAAGCACGCCTGACCCATCGGCGTCTCGATGCGCCCAGCCTCGGTCAACGCCGCCCGCGTCGTTCGCTCGACCCCGCCCATGTCGGGCTCGGCGGGAGGCACTTCGCGAGTCGGCATCGGGAGGGCGACGACCTCACCGCCACGCTGCGCACGCTTCCTGCACCGGTCGGAGCAGAACTTGGCGCGAGGGTTGCGGGCATCGAACTTGACCCCACACGCGCAGGTGACCTTCATGGGGACCACCTACCTTGTCCGGGACGTCGCTCGCCGGTCGGGGAAAACTGTCGG